TATCTGGAACGTCTTTATTCCAAGAAGCAACATAACCTGTTGGTGTAGGGTTCATATGGTCGCCAAATGTAGGCTTCAAATGAGTTATGAATACTTTATCACAATTCAATTTCAAGACACTAATAAACAACTCATTATGGTCAATATTCCTAGCTCCATATGCTGTTGGAGGGATTGGTTCTTGCATTTTCTTTCTATCACCTTTTACTCTTTCATATCGTAATTTATTAGTAACGCAATCATTCCATTTATCCATTCCATCAACAATAATTGCTCTAACATTAGTTTCTTCATCTGCAATCATTTCTTCTGTTTCTCTAATGAAATTCATGGCGTTTTGCATTGTTAAAGAATAGTTCTCTGTTCCGTCGCTATTGTAATGATTAGGGCAATAAACGAAAATATTCTCATCGGAATCCCAACAGGTTTTCCAAGTCGCTTCTGCTCCGTCATCAAAATCTAAGAAACGAATAAGATGTCCTTCTTCTATTTCTTTTTCTGTTCTAATATCAAGACCTAATCCAGATTTTCCTTTCTTTGCTTGTCCTTCTATTGATAGAACCATGAAAGAATGTTTCCTTGATAGTTGTTCTTTCCTTGCTTCCGCAGTTAATTTTTTCCAATTCTGATATTGTAGTTCTTTTTGTAGTTCAGAATCGACTGCTTGTTTTTGTTTTGGTTTACTCATTGATGTTAATCCCATAATTATCTCTCCTTAAGATAAGTGGGGGGAAGTAGAATACAGTCACAAAAACCGATAAAGTGACCGTAATGCCCTGACATGGTGATGATGGCCCCTACTTATTACTGGGCAAAACCCCCTAAATTATCTTATTCAGAACCAACTGTAATCGTCGTCCTCCTCTGGTTGTACAGGAACATCTGCACTACCATGTCTATCCACAACATATAACCCTAGAACGTTGATACTAACATTTGATAGTTCGCCATCAACTTCTCTTTGGGAGGTACGACCAACAACAATAATGTTGCTGCCGATTCCAAAATCGATTTCAATAGTAGAAGGAACCCAACATGCAGTTGAAGAGAAACCTTCTCCTTCATAATCGAAGTCTGCATTCAAGTCACTTAGATAGATAACTCGGTTCCCATTATCATAAGGTTGTAGATTCATATTAGCAACATTACCATCTGTAACTACAATTCTCTCAGAATAATTCTTATGTGAATTATCAGAATGATAAGAGTCTAGAGCAATTAATGCTGAAATCTTATCTCCTAATAGTTCCTGAACTATGTTCAATATATCCACTTCTTCATCTAAATAAGATAGGGAATTAACTGTACTTCCATCCTTTCTTGCACTAAGGTTAGAAGGGTTGTTAGAATTAGGAACACAGTCAAATTCACACAGAGCAAAAGTCCTTGGATGGAAATCTATTGCTTGTTCTCCATTAACTCGTAACTGGTATTTCTGAGGTTCTCCATCACCAACACTACCAATAAACATTAGAGTTCTTTGCCATCGGTTAGCGGGTAGAGGTTTACCATAAGATGGATTTGATTGACCACTTCCCCAAGCTTTACGATTATCGACTGGTATAATCCAGCGGTCATCATCAACTTGCATTGGGCTTACTTCTGGTAGTTTTTCCATAACTTTAGTATTGGTTTCTCCATCTAATACAAGAGTAACTTCATACCTACCATCAGATAGCTGAACTGCTATCGCTGCTTTTCCAGTCTGTAAAACTGAATCAGCATCTCTTTGGTATTCGGCCATAATACTATTTCTGTTTCTTTCTTCCCAATCAGTAGCATTTTCTACAGCCCAAAAGAATCCTTTTGCCTTTTGAGTATAGGTAGGGCCAGTGTATTCAGTTGTTGTTTGTTCTTCTCCACCTTCTTCTTTCTTCAGTCGTGCTCTAGTTTGTGCAAATTTAGACCTAAAGACACTTCGGGCTACTAAGAGTCCCTCTTCAGTGCTTACGTCCAAACTATTATCTTTGACAATACCATCAAAGATGCTTGAAGCATCCTCAACCGTAATGCCAATAACTTCAGCATATTTTTCTATTTCTTCTTTCATTTGTTCTTCCATTTTATCATTCTCCTTTTTTTTTCTATTCTTTTTTTTTACTCTTTACTTACCTCAATTGAGATACTACCCAAGAAATTAATACTCTTGGGGTCATTGAATTTCCTCTCCATTCTGCTTCACCAACCGCTCTTAGATATTTGAATTTTAGATTATCAGTCATATCACTTTTAACAATAACTTCGTGTAATCCATAACAAATATCTTTCACAGTTTTTCCAGAATAAATAGCATCGTGTAATCTTATTAATGCTTGATTATATTTTTCCTCCACTAATAAGTTCAATATTTCGTCGTAACGCTCCAAACTTTTGTCGGTCTGTTTTCTTAGGCTTATTCCACTTGCAAATGCGGCTTGCAACTCCGTTATTGTTCTACGGACATCACCATTATAGTGACTTATAAAAGTGGCTAAGTCTGTCTCTGATGGTTGTGATAATTCTTCATTTTGAATAATTGTCATCAATAATGTTGAAATTGTATCGTTATCTAATATTGAAAAATAATAGTTAGCACAACGAGATTGTAGTGGATAAATTATCTTACTTCTATCGTTAGCAGTTATGATGAATCTCACGTTATGTGCATACCTTTCCATAATTCTCTTTAATGCATTTTGAGCATCAGGAGTCATACCATCTAATTCGTCAAGATGAATAATCTTGAAAGGAACATTACCTATTGCTTGTTGTTGTGCTACATCTTTGATAGTAGTCCTTACAACTTCTAGTCTCCTATCATCACTTGCATTAATCTCAAAGAAATTAGAATCTATTTCTTGTTTCAATATCTCTAATGCGAGAATACCGGCTGCGGCAGTTTTTCCTACTCCAGCAGGGCCATGTAACAATACATTTGGCATATCTTTGTTCTCAATCCAATGTTCAGCATCTAACTTGAAACCCTCTTGTCCAATCAATTGATGAATACTCTTGGGTCTATACTTCTCTGTCCATAACATATCTAAAACCATCCTTCTAATTTCAAAGTTCTATCTGGTGTAATTGGTGCGTTTCTTTTCTTCTTTCTATCTTTCATACCTATCACTCTACTTTCATCGCTTCTTAGTCTCTTCTTTGCCCATCTCTCAAAATCTTCGTCTTGTAATAACTGAGGTAACAAATAACCTTGGTTTGGTTTTATTTTCAATTTCCTCAATATAGTTGGTACTTTGGAATATGCTCCTCTTTTCGGATAATTAATTTTAGAATGCATTCTACCATCATGGCAGTAAGATAATAATTCATAGAAGTAATTCTGTGACCATCTTCTTTTGACTCTACCATCAACGAATGCTAATTTATTTGGATTAAGATTCATACCTAACCAAGTCATTATCTGAACATCTGCTGGTTTGTTTTCTTTCAGATTACTAGCAACTTCATCTCTATTAGTGTTCTTCAAATAATCTTGAACTAACTCAAATACACTCATATCTTTATTTTTAGGATTTTGACTCCTTGGTGCTATTTTCTTAATCTCTTCTAAAGAATGAGGGACAGTTCCTGCCCTTCTTAATTTACATGAATTCTTAATGTCAGCAGGTACGTCCTTTTCATTATTAGAAGTTAATACAATAGTAGTTTTACAGTGACGTATTATGTTCATGATAATATCTTTTTTAGGCTTGTAATGTACTTCCTCAATAACGATATCTTGCTCTATGGATTTCCAATCTCTATCTTCTATTTCATTAGCATAATACATAATATGATTATCATTAACTAAAGATTTAGCCATAGTGGTTTTACCTGTGCCGGTTTTTCCAGTTATCAATATAGGTCTTTCTTTATTTCCCATCGACACCAACGCCAACCGCTCGCCTCCTCTTTAATTTCTACTATTCTATCGAATCCTTTTTGCACCAAATGGTGCTTGTTTGATACTATGGTTAATACTTCTAAAAAACTTGAAAAGTTTCTATTCCACTCTAAGTTCTTAGGAATTAACTTCAATAAATTAAACATGTTATCTACCTTAGTTATTCTAAGTAAAGGGTAAGGTCTAGTTTCTTTTTCTCTATTTCTATAATAAGTATCTATACCGTGTTCTTCTAATGTTTCTTTTAGTATTAAAATGAAATCTTCATTCATAGCCCTAAAATGAATTCTCAATCGTATTCTATAACCGATAGATTGTTTGTCATCTTTCTCTATTGATATCTCAGGATTTGCTAACGCAACAATAATCCCTTCAAGTTGTTCTTTGGTAAACATCTACTGTAGCCCCCATAAATTCACTTTTTATTCTTTGAAATTCTAACCCTTCTTTTATTAGATGGATAACTTTATCTTTATTTTTTATTTCATCTGGAAATATCCATTGTACATGTGTACCTTGATATATGTCAAATAATTCTGCCATTTCGAAATCAATATGCTCCACAATTTGAACTGTTTTATGTAAATTAAAAGTTTTTTTTAGAGCATAATTAATGACGGACATATCTCTTTGTCCTATATCACCATAAACCATGTAATTAATGACGGTGATTTTTCCGTAAATATCAGTCCATCTTTGCTTTATCCTATTACTCTCATGAATCTCCAAATTCACCACCATCCAACTAGTCACCGCCGTCTTATGGTAGTAATAAT